AACAATTCCAGCTAGTAATTACGTTAACATCAAAGGACTATGTGCAATGTCATTTACTGGAATTGAAACAACCGTCTAACAAGATGCTTAAAATTAAAAAAATATGGATTAAACTTCAAATTGCATTTTTGAAGTTAATCAAGTCTTTTGTGGAGAGAATTTAATCTTCATCTAATCCTGTTTCAAGTTCTTTTCTAGTGGAAATATTAAATCCTAATTTAGTCCATAGTTTCCATCTTTCATCAAATTGTTTATCAGTAATTTTATTGTCTAACCATTTCATTTCATACCCTTCAATTATAGAATTAACTGCAAAATCAATCATATCTCTAAATAATTCTAATTCTTTTTTAGTAAAGCAAGTCATTTCAAACACCTAAACATTTGAAACAATAAACAGACTTTGTATTTTTCTTTTTGAACTTGCCGCATTTGCGACAATGAAAGTTTATTGATATTACTTCACTTTGAATCGCTCCATGCACATTACAAATATTTTTTAAAATTCCTATTTCGTTCATACTGTTTCCAAACCTTCTTCACTTGCAGTATTATGGATGCAGAACCGCATACCCTGGGTTAAATTCTTTAATTTGTTTTTATTTACTATTTGCTGAACTAGAGCCCATTCTGAAATACTAAATGATATGGTTTTATGAACCATATCTTCATTTTGTATGTTTAATTTACCAAGTCGTACTTTTTCTGCTAAAATGTACTGTTCTTGTTCTGCGTCATATATTGCACCCATAATATATGATATTTATTCTTGTATATACACATATACGTTAATTATTTTACACACATCTATGAAATCGGTTCACACTTCCCACATCAAGCCCAAAACACAACCCTTTAGGTGCTTACATAGCTTATTTTTGAATTTTATTAGGATAGAAGTCATTAACCATGGTAGTTTTGTATAGGTTTGTGTCAGCTTTTTTTAGCTTCGTTATACCTTTTTTGACCTTTCACCTACCTTATCACCAATAAAAAGACCTAAAACCAAGTAACTTTCTTTTATTTATGGGATGGAAATCGAAGTTTTATCAGCAGCACTTCTCCTGGTGGCAAGTTTATGCGGTGGTTTGTGTGCCGTATTTATTGCTAGGTCTAAGTCAACTGTCAATAAACACTCTAGGCAACGTATCAAAGACTTTGAGAGCGATATTAAGTATCTAGCAGACAGTAAGAAAGAAGAAGCTTACGAATACAGAAAAGAAATAATGAGATTAAAAAATGTAGTAAGTAAGGCCAAAGATGGACCCACAATCACAGACACCGACATGAAGAACTCAGGTCTGGGTGAGGTCATCATGCAGTTAATACCAGGTAAATATCGCAAGGCTGCATCCTTCCTGGTTCCTCAAGTAGAAAAAGCAATTAAAGATGACCCTACAATATTAGATAAGGTATATGAGAAAATCAAATCTGCTAACACAACCAGTAATAAACAGACCGAACCTGGAAGTGAAACTGAAGGAATACAAACCCTGTAAGACTTGTGCAGACACCGTTGATGGCCATCCACATGGAATTATTAGAACAGTAGACTTTCAGACTAACTCAAATAAACTTGACCCAATTTACAATACCTTTGAAGATTGCCCTACATGTCATGGTGAGAAATACATTTGGGTATAAACGGCAAATATCTAAAAACATCATGACCTAATAGACATGATAACCAACAGACCATTTGAGTAAATATTAGAATGACCATGCACTATCTGATGACTTTTTACGCCTAGAAACACGCTTTTTCAGTCCTTTATAGGCACGTCTTGCAGTTTTTCTAATACCACCTTTACGTGTACTTCGTTTTCTTTTTCTTGTTGTAGATTTTCGTTTAGTCTTTTTCTTGGTCCCTCTTAGTCTGCGCATTTTTGCACCCCAGGCTTTAGCAGCCTTTGAACCTTTCTTCAAGTAACGCTGACCCCTCTAGCTGAATAAAATGACCTAGCGGCCGCACTTAATGATGGCACCGATGCAGTTGTTCCACCAGACCAGGTAATAGTAGAAGAAGAAGGCCTGCTGACATTTCTGACAGTTTCACCCTCACTCTGTGCTACTGCACTACTATTAGCAGCACCAGCAACGTTAGAATCATAAACTACTGGAACCATTGCCATTAAATTTTTAACCTCCCACAAGGGCTTAAGCAAGCCTACACCACCTTCACCAATTCCAATACCTAATTCAGAAGCACCCGAACCGAGATTAGATAATACACGTCCAATAGCGGAACCTGTCTCACCGAAAGCACTGGCTGAAGCGGATGCGGCTGCCGGTCGGCTAATTATATTACCAAAATAGAGAATAGCACCACCAATTAGCGCAATTGGGAGGATTTTGGAAAAAATACCCATGTTTTAACTTAACATACTTGATAAAATATGTTTCTAAACTCGAATTTAGAAACATTTAAGAACTAAACTAGCCAAAATTAAACGTGGCATTTAAACTAAAAACAGGAAAAACCATAAACAAAGTTCTAGCTGGTGCAGGAATTGCAAGTTTAGGTGGTTTAATTCTCGGTGCAATAGCCCCTACAATAGCAGGTTCTACTATGGGTAAGGCCATAACTACATTAGGTGCTTACGGCATCGGTGGAATTGAAGCAGCAGCAGGAGCAGTAGCAACCAGTTTCATGGGTAGCAGTTTAACAGCATTTACAGGACCAACAGCAGAAGGCAACGTTCAGGTGGACAGCCTCTAATGGCCGTTCCACTAATGAGAAGTTATACGACAACTGGTGCAGCACTTAACGTTTTTACACCTTCTACAGATGACGTAACAGGTTTAACAATTCAACAACTTAATCGAAGTAATACAATTTTAGATTGTGTTAATAATCCAGACCCACCAGGAGCAGCAGCATACGAAACCAATGTTTTAGTTAACGGTATTCAATCAGGTGTTACAAACTTTTCAGTAGCATCCAGTGCAGCCAGTGCTGGTCGTGTTGTGTTCGGGCCTATCGGTGTAACTGTTGGTGGACAGGCTGGTGGAAAACAATTATCCTGGCAATCAGGACAAGTAGCTACTGGTGGCGGAATTGCACAATATTCATTTTTGATGAAATATTCTAATTTGTTTTAGGAGGCTTTAATGCCACAAAATATCCTCGGTTATGTTGTCAATGTTATGCCAAAAGACCCAACTGCAGTTTCTACTTATGTGGCTGATATTATCGCAGCAGGGACCACTATTACAATTGAATATCCGAGCCAATACAGAGCTATTGCAATTTCAGTTGCAATAAAAAATCAGGACACTGTAAACGCTTGTCAATTTTCTGTAAACGGTCAGCCTTTAGTTTCATTGTCTGCTGGTGCAGACCAAAACATAAACGACCAGAACATTGTTCGTGTTCAAATTGTAGCTGGTGCTGCTGGTGCAGTTCATGTGCTTGGTCAAGTCACCCCAATGTATCTTTCTACAGAAGCACAACGTTTCAGAACTGCAACGGAAAGGGGATAAAATGAATCAGAAAGAAAAAAGAAAATTACTTAAAAAATATCAAGAATATGTGAAGGTGTTAACTTAATGGGCTTTTCAGGTGGTGGTTCCAATCTTTTACCAGCACACACTCACGATTCTACAGTTGTCCAGGATGGCGGCAGTCTAGATTTTGATAATGTAACTCAAGGTGCTATGGCCAACGGGTCACTTACTTATTCTAATTCCGCACACTTGCAAGAATTAAGCATAGGAACCCCTACACATGTTCTGACTGTATCTGCTGGAAATCTTCCTGTTTGGTCTGCAACTGCACCAGGTGGTGCAACCTGTAGTGATTCACTTACACTCGGAACACAGACTAGAACGCTCTGCACTTGGCTGGAGATTGGTGCGTAATGGTTGAACCAGTAACTATAGGAATTGATAATAATAAATGGTTAAAAGATTCTGACACAAAATTAATCACACTTTCTACAGCAGAACTGGACCAATATAATGAGAAGTCTATGCACGATGAATCAGATTCTGACTATTTGGTGCCAGTTGGTAAACAGTTTATAATTTTGAAAATGCAAATGAATAATCAAGCCAAATCCAAATTGGTTCAAGAACTTTATTTTCATACAGTAGCGGACGCTGCAGGCGGCACACGTTTTGTATATGTAGCCACATCCGATACAGAATGTATTTTAAATTGGAAAACATATCTAACAATTCCAGCTAGTAATTACGTTAACATCAAAGGACTATGTGCAATGTCATTTACTGGAATTGAAACAACCGTCTAACAAGATGCTTAAAATTAAAAAAATATGGATTAAACTTCAAATTGCATTTTTGAAGTTAATCAAGT